GAAGAATTATTTTTTATCAACTCTGTGCTAATCGTTCCACAGCCAATTTGATTTGCGGATTCTTTAATAGTTCATTGAGATTAGCGTCAATTTGGGTGGTGTTAATTTTACGAAGGGACTTTTGATTGGCATCCTTTAACGTACTTTTTATAATGCCATTAGCATCATGAATAACAAACTTCGTTTCCATACTTGTTCTCTTCCTTCCTTCTAATCCAGATCGGCATTTTCGTCAACTTTAAAATTGAGTTGTACCCAACGGTCAGAATTTAAAGCTTCACTTCGAGTATTAAAATATTGCAGAGAGCTATTCTTCAACACATATTCCCACAATGATTCTTTGCTAAGTTCCTTAGCCGCTATCGCAAGAGTTATATCGTACAGCTCCTTACCGCTCAAGTTGTTCAACACATATCCATTACTTACTAGCATTTCCAAAGCTGCAAGTAAAGCAGTGCGCTTATTCCCATTATAAAACATTTGTGTGGTTGCAAGTTTATACCAATAGGCGGTGGCTTTACGCAAAACACCTGGATAAAACTCTTCTCCACCAAATCCGTTAAAAATCGAGTTAACAATTCTATCTAATCCAGGTCTATCTTTAATACCATACAAGGAATCCTCGCGAAACATGGATTCAGCCTGACTATTAACCCGTTCCAAAGCCGAAATATCTAGAAAGCCCCCACCACTTTTGGGTACAATAAAAAATGACTTTATAATTTTCTTATCGTTTTTGATTTCGAAGACCCAATTATCATTGTCTTTATAAACGTTAAGGATCTCGGTTCCTTTTAATTCATAGGTGGAACCATTTAAAGCCACCTGGGCGACATCTATTAGAGACTGCTTAGACATAAAGCTAACTAACACATACTTCTTTTCCATGAAGCAATATTAGCATATTTACAAACTAAATCAAGAATGGGCTGCTTTTTGCAAACAGTCAAGTAGCTTACCAGGCACGCCAGCACAGCCGTCGTACAATGCGACTGTTGTGACATTGTTGCAGCTATCTAACCAAGTTTGCTCAGTTCGCGGTTTGAGTTCGGTAATACACTTGCTGATAAGGCCTCCAGCCGGTGGCAGATGGAGCCGAACCAACCTTATGCCATAATTCATAATATCGCAGCCTATTACTAATGGACTTGTTGTTGGTGGTGTGAACTGTCACATCACACTATATAATGGCAGTGTTAGCTTGAATACCATTCCAGTAGTTGCAGGACTAAAAGATCTCGGCGTCATCATGGATGATGCCAAATTGCCCACATAACCAAGGTTTTGTCTTCACATATTCGACTAAGGCAAAATTCGGTGAACCTATACCCGCGCGCGACGACAGGCGCATTCAATCGCATCACCAAACGAGCAAATCTTCCCCACATTCGAATTCACGATCTAAGGCACACCCATGCTGTTTTAATGCGTGAAGCAGGATTGAGTCTTGATGACATTAAAGATGACTTAGGGCAAAAAATGTTTCAACTACGCAGATATATGCGGAGATCTCTCCTGCCAAAAAACAGGAAAATCATCGGCGATTTGAAAAATACCTCAATGAATGAATACGCAAAAAAGCCTCAAAAATGGTGATAGAAATGCACGGCTAACTTTGGCTATTCAGCCAAAATTCAGCCACGAACATTTACAACCCAATTTTGAGGCTTCTATTCTAAACTATTTCAAAACGCACAAACCCTCACGACTACAGCCGCGCATTCAATTCCTTGGTCATATCCTCATACCCAGGACGACCGAGCAATGCGAACATGTTCTTCTTGTTGTGATTTGCTTGAACACTGATTTCATAGGGTTTCAAATCGCCGGTATAAAAGCAAAAATAGCTATATATCAATTTCTTAGGTTTCACAATTTCGGATTCACTTCACCATAACTTCACCACGAATTACTTATATTTATATTATTGCATAAGCAAATAAGCCCTCCACCCGTGTAAGCGAGTAGAGTTACCTAAGCCGGCGTATGTAAACCTTTTGCCTTTTTGTGGCGATTCTGTCAACTCTATGCACAAAAATAAGCCTCCCGCCATTGCTGGTAGGAGGCTTATTTAATATTAAACAGATGCGAGCAAAGTAACCGCTGTTTTAATTTAGTCGTTTTTTGATAAGTTATCGATATCTTTTTTAACTTGCCATGCCGGAACCTTCTTGGTGGTTTTGTTTGCACACTGCTCATTCGCATAAACAGATGCAAAGTCAAAGTCGGCTTTTTCAAATGGAATGGACAGGTTTCTTCCTCCTCATTTGTACCATAATATTGTGAAAATGGCGCTTCAAAAAGTCCTCAAGGTATTATTTCAGGATTTTCAATACTGGTTTCTTTGAAATCTTTCCTGAATTTTTGAAGCTAACTCCGAAGATAGCTTCCAATTCTTCCTCAGGAAAACCTAAATCACTAATAATTTGACTTTTAGATATAATACCTGCTTCTAAAAGCATCATTAAAGCAGATTTGAAAATCTCTGGATGTTCTTTTACTTGTTGATCATCAAATGGTTCGGTTTTTCTCCAGTGATTACGTGAAATCTTTTTTTGAAGGTACAAATATTGATTTTCATTTAATAAATGGAGTGTATTTGCCTTAAAAATTAGAGCCGACAGTGATACGTTCCAATACTTCTTGGCTTCCAAAAATCCGCTGATATCGGTTGACAATAGGAAGTCACTGAAGCTCTCGTCAGGAAGCAACAAACTTGATGCAAAGAAATGAGCCTGCCTTTCAAGCCCTTTTTTATATTTAGTACTATCTAGCTCAAATATATTTTCGACCGCCGAGTGAAGCAAAATATGTCCCAATTCATGAGCAAGGTTAAACCTTCTCCGCGCAGCGGACTCATCATTATCAGTTAGTGCAACGAGTGGTCGACCATTTGCCCAAGTAGACACAGCATCCATCTTATTACTGTGCATTGAAGTTTCTGCAACCACTATCCCATTTGCTTCCATAGCATTGGTCAAATCACTAATTGGCCCATTACCTAACGCCCATAACGTCCGAAGCGAGTTTGCCATCTGCCTAATGTCCTCTTCCGTAATGGCAGCCACGGGTTTTTCTAGCGGAGTTGGTATGTTCAATTTTGGCAGCTTAATAAACCTAGAAATATAACCAACAATCTCTGCCGCAAAATCTAACCGAATCGTCTGCATATTTCTAAGTTTATTTGTACTAGCTGCTTGGCTTCTGAAGAAAACCGCTCCCATTGGAACTTCAGAATTCGGCTTTGAAAAAAAAGAAATAGGAAACTTAAGCGCCGATGCAAGTTTAAATAAGTTTTCCCCTCTCGGCGTGGAATTACCCATTTCATATTTGCTGATTGACTGGCGTGAAACAGATGTCATATTAGCTAAATCTGCCATAGTATATCCACGCATAAGTCTGGCTTTCTTCAACTGACCGGGATTAAACTTGGCCTCCGTCATTTGTCTTCTCCCCTTCTAACATTTGTTCTACGCGATCATTAAACGCCAACTTAAGCTTTTTCCTACCACCAACATCAAGTGGTTTAACAGTTGCAAGCGCATTTGAAATATCGACTGTATCTATCCACCGAGTTGCGCCTACATTCGGTAACCCAATTTGAACATAGCTCAGCTTATAATTCAAGCCGCCGTACGTCACCATCAGATATGGAACGCTTTTTTCTTCTGAATAAGGCTTATCAAAATCATCAAATAGTGAAATTTCTCTATTGAGAAAACTTCTATTTTTTCGATTCCAAGCACTCGTTGGCATTGCTTTTTTTGAGCGTGTCTTATGCAGAGTAAAAACTGCGTTATCATTAAATAGTACAGGATATGTATATCCATTTTTTGAAACGCGCTTTTGTTCGACGGTAATGCCAAGCCCTAATCTTTTTGCTTCATTCTGAATGGCAATATCAACACAAACGTGTCTAAGCATACCATAAGCATTCTGGGCTTCAAACAGTTGCAAAATGGACTCTCGAGATTTCAATTCGTCGCTTAAACTATATCCCCGTTTCACACCTGCAGCAAAAAAACCCGGAATGCGGGAATCTAGTGTTTTCTTCAAGTAGGATGACAATAACGTATCCATAACAGTCCTCCATGATCGTTCGTTTACATGCACCGGTGTACGTAAACATATTGCCTCTTTTCTACTTATTTGTCAACTTTTGTGAGCGTAAAAAAAGCCCTCCACCCGCGTTAGCGAGCAGAGGACTTTTTGTAATGTACTTAAAACGGATTGATCGAACTAATGCTGATTTGCAAACGATCAAGCGGTTCTCCAAACATGCCGGCGTATGTGTCTGTGTACTGTGGCAAACTCGTGCCATCATCACATACAACGCCGAGCCAGCCAGCCCGTTGTGTCGTCTGACTGCGGTAATACGCTTGCTGGTACGACTCACCAGCAGGAGTAAGAAAGATGATCTGAACTCCATCAATCGCTTCACCAGCAATACCGGCACAGCCGTTGACCGTATCGTTGCGATTGCCTTTGGTTACCCAAGGCAGCCAACCACTCTTGACTGTGTGAACGCGATACTTAACGCTACCATGATCAACTTTGATGTACAGCAGATCATGCTGATGATTTGGCAATCCAGCAAACCCGTTGTCACCAGCGCCAAAGTTAGTGACTTCATCAAGCCACCCGCCACCGAGTACATGCAGACCGTAGCTTACGTTTACCTTTTTAACAGACAGTTGCGGAGCTGGTGGTGTTGGCAGAGAGCTGGCACCCTGACCAGCATAAGCAGCCCATGCTGCACGATCGCCGTAGAATACATTGAGATCAAGGTTGCCAGCCCAGCCAGACAATCTGCCCACGGAAGTGTACTGGAAAATAGCAGGATCTGGCCAGTTCCGTGTACTGCCATACATATCGCGAGGCTGATAGCCATTAACCGCATTGTAATTGTTGTACTGGGCAACCCACAAGCCATACGTGCTAGCAACACTTGACCAATCAAGACGGTTTTCGTCCGAAAGACCCATGTAGATCATCGGTGCCACACCGGTCTTAGCTTTGACGTAATCCAGCCACTGCTTCGCCCAGCCAACGCCCTGACTTACTGCTGGCCCTTCGAAGTCAAGCACTAAGACAGCCTTTCCAACATATGCACCGACTTGGCTCAAAAAGTAAGCGGCCTGATCCCGTGCATTACCAACGCTTGCAAAGTGATAGACGCCAAGCAACTTGCCTGATGTCAACGTCTGCTTGACCTGATCGGCAAAAGCCGGATTCAAATAGGTTGTCCCTTCGGTTGCCTTTGCAATGACGAAATCCGCGGTCATGCCGCTAATGCCAATGCCCTGCTGATAAGATGCAACATCAATACCATGTAAGACCATTATTTTGCCTCCTGACTAGCTGCTGGTGCTGCAGATGCTGGTTCTGGTGCTGCTGAAGATGCCGGAGCGACAGCGGGAGCCGCAGAACTAGCAGCTTCTAAAGCTGCCTGATCGGTCTCTTTATCCGCTTGCAGTGCCTTAATCTGATCCTCTAGCGCCTTGATCTTAGCTGCCTTGGTGGTAATGAGTGCCGGGTAAGCTAACGCCTGTTGGCTGTCGCTGAC